AAATTTTTCAAATCGTCCTAGCGTATAACAAATTTTATTTTTCCAAATTCGTGCTAACCACAAACCTTCGTCTAGAGTAACACCAGTTCGGCCAGAAGTATTGTTTGTTCTCAGTCTAATATTAAACGCCTGATTACTGGAATTGTCCCATATGCAATTTTCAGGACAATAATCACCGTTAACATCTAATCTCTCAATCGATAAGCCTTCTGGTTTGTCTCCCATATCCTCATAGAAGTTTTCGAAGTCGTGCCAGCGGTCACAAATCTTTATACCCCTTTCTCCGTAATTCTTGTAGGAGTGGTGTTTAGTATTGTAGCATCTTTGGTGCATCCCGTTCCACAGGAAATAAGTAGGATCAGAAGATTTACCGTGAGTAGTGACTGATGCAAGAAGCCTTTCTTGTTTTAGACACCCACACGACATTGTGTGTCCAACCCTAGCAAGAGTGCCATTAATTATAGCAGTATTACCACAATCGCACAAGCATTCCCAATGTATACTCAGTGCTTCTGGCTTGGCTACCTCTTTAATAAAGGTTAATCTGCCCAGTTTTTGTCCTGTCATATCGATTTTGGTTCTTGCACTTGTCGTTTCATTCTTATAACAACCACAAGATTGTGTGAGGCCGTTCCTTACTCTAGCCTCAATAACAATACATTCTTGCCCACAGTCACATAGGCACTTTACTAAAGTTTTAGAGTGTTTATTTTTGCCTGCAATTTCAATTGGAGTCAATCGGTTATATTTTATACCGAGGGTGTCTCCTGATTTTGATCTCATGTTATCTCCATTTTAAAAGTCATCTGGAACTTCCTGAGCAAGCAGCACTGCCCAAGTGTTTTCATCAATAGTAAATTCATCCGCAACTCCCAAGTAACTCCAAGGTCGATTCTTCAGAACAGTTAGTCGAACATTACCGCGTGAGCGGTCTGGCATAATCTGTGGTTCCAAACCAATGATAACAAAACTCAATTGTTCCAGAGCCGCACTACCCCGCATCATCTCCTTTGTTACCTTAACCCAAAACGGTTTGTCTTCATTGCCTTTTGGTGCTTTGAATTGCTCTGCTGCACTTCGGTTAATGTGAGACACTGCAATAACGCAAACATCATTTGCAGCACAGAAAGCCGCTAGTTCTGTCATTACAATATCAAGCTCTTTTCGTTCATCTGTTACATGACTTCCAGATACAACCATACTCAAGTGGTCAATAAGAATGTATTTACACCCTTCAACCAAGTGCATATGTTTTACTTTGTTCATTAGTTCACTAACTGGCAGACTGCCAAAGTGCCCCAACATAACAAGCAAATCGTTGTCTACAATTTCATTTCGGGCTTGTGTAATCTGTTCCAATGTTGCACATTCAAGGGGTTTGTCTTTAAACTTCAGATAACTTACTTTCAATTTAGCTGCAATCAAACGTTGCATTGTCTCTTTGTTTGATTCTTCCAAATAGATCATTCCAAGTTTTTCACCAGATTCCATAAAAGAACTAGCAAAAATGGATGTCACAGTGGATTTGCCAACGCCGCTGGGACTTGTCAATAGGACAAGCTCTCGCATACGAAAACCATGCAACTTATCCATTAGCTTAGGAAACTCGTTAACGTACACACCCTCTGGCCGTGGTTCAAGCAACTCTTCAATACTGATATCAGAAGCTTTGACAATCTTTTCAGCGGAGTATGCACGTTTACCGAACTGAACAAGCTTTGCCAACTCTTCACTACGACCAGCCTGTAGATAATCCGAAGCATCCTTCAAGCCATCTGCTGGCGATACTGTCATCAACGACAAGCCAGTTCCAACAAAAGCGTTAGCAACAGCTTCACGGGCTTCATGGCCCTTCATAACCCCTTTCTTGGTTTCTGCTGGTGTGCAGTAATCGTCATCAAAGAAAATAGTCAAAGAATCGTGAGATGAAACGTAAGACTCATTGTGAAGCAAAGCCTCCACAGCATTAGCTGTACCAAGAGGGATAGACACTACAAGCGGTTCGATACCTTCGTATTTTGTACCCTTTACATTATCACAAAGAGACTGATAAACACTCAGGTGGTCCCATTGGCCTTCTGTACAGATAAGGTTAGTTCGTTTACGATTAATATTCTCTGCGACATCTTGCCCAAAGAGTTTGTTGTTAATTGAAACACTGCCGATTGCAGTCCAATGGCCTTTCTCGTCCTTGCCTTTGGTTACATCTTGTTTTGTATAGCCTACAACTTTCCCTTTCTGGTTGT